GCGTGGGGCTCGTCTTCCGTGACCGCGCGTCCATGTACATGCAGGAACCGGCACTCACGCTGTCCTACACCAAGGCTGGTCTAGCACCGGATTTGGAGCCGGTAGACGATGACAGCACCGTGCGCAACGACATCCAAGTCACCCGCGATGGTGGCTCTGCGGCGCGTGCATTCCTGCCCGAGGGTCCGCTGTCGGTGCAGGCTCCGCCCCTGGGCATCGGCGTCTATGACGAGAGTGTCTCGCTGTCCCTCGGCAACGACACACAGCCCAAGCCCATGGCCAACTGGTTGCTACACCTGGGCACGTTCGACGGCGCCCGGTATCCCACGGTCACGGTCATGCTCCACAAGCCCGGGGCTGAGGTACTTATCCCGCAGATCCTGAAGCTTCGCGAGGGTGACGTGATCAGGCTGACCGACCTACCGTCCTTCATCTCTCATGAGGACGTGGACCTGATCGTCAACGGCTACAGCGAAGTGCTAGACATGTACCGCTGGGAGATCACTTTCAACTGTTCGCCCGGTGGTCCCTGGCGGGTGGCGCAGGTCGAGAACACCAGCCTGTACGCCAAGGCTGACACGGACGGCACGATCCTGACTACGCCGGTGGGTACGGCTGATACGTCGCTGGTAACGCAGGTGACGGCCGGGCCCCAGTGGACGGAATCGCCCCAAGAGACGCCGTTCGATATCACGGTTGCGGGGGAGCGCATGCGCGTGGATGCTGTCGGCGCGCTGGTCACCACGGCTAATCCCTACTTCGAGACTGACATCAGCGGGTGGAGTGTTGATAACTCAACCCTGACATGGTCGCAGGCTGTTGTGCATCCTCGCGCTACGGGTTCGCTGATGATCACGCCGAATGGTACGTCTGCCTCGGGCGGTGCGGCAGGAACGCTTAGTGCTGTGGGCACGGTCATTCCGGGCAAGAGTGTCCGGGTGGGTATGTGGGTTTACTCGCCCACCGGCATGACGGACGTACAGCCAACAATCCATTTCTACAACACAGCGGGAACGTTCATTTCTACCGGCGGTCTCGGCACTGGCTATCCCGTTCCGGCTGGACAGTGGACGTATCTCGAATCGGTACTAGCGGCGCCTGCGCTTGCCACGCGTGGCCGTATGCGCCCCAGGTTTGGGGGTACTCCTCCGGCTCAGCCGTTCTATGTGTGGGCGCCCAAGGCGGTTACCACGGACGGTTTGGCTATGAGTGACTCACTCACTCGCACGGTTGCCGCTGGTTGGGGTACGGCGGACACGGGGCAGACATGGTCGTTCACGGGCGGTGTCGCTGCTGACTACGCCGTTAATGGCACGGTCGGGCAGCACGTCATGAACAGCGCGAACGTCCTGCGGTACACGTACGTCCCTTCACCGAGCGCTGATGTGGATGTACAGGCGGATTGGGCGCTTGATAAGACGGCCGTCACCACACCCAACTACGCGTTTCTCATGGCGCGTTACACGGACACAACGCACATGTACATGGTGCGGGCGCAGGTGTCCCACGTCGGCCAGACAATCACGCTCACACTGCGGAAGCGCAATGGTGCCGAGATTCAGCTAGGTGCCACGGCCACACTGTCCAACTATGTGGTGGGCACGTACTACACCATGCGTCTGTCGGTCATCGGCTCGACTATCAGCGCTAAATGCTGGCAGCGAGGAACGGCCGAGCCTGGCGCGTGGCAGATCATCGCAACTGACACTGATCTGACGGAAGTTGGGGCGGTCGGCGTGCGCTCGCTGGTTGGCAACGGGACCACGCAGACGCTCCCGGTCACTGCCTCATTCGACAACTTCGCCGTCAACAACTCACAGCGATTCGCGGTCACCCGCAGCGCTAACGGGGTCATCAAGTCGCATGCGGCTGGTGAGTCCGTGGCCCTTGCACGTCCTGCTATCGCTTCACTTTAGGAGTACACATGGTCGCAATACCGGTCGCGCAATGGCTACCCGGAATGGACATTACCGCCGGTCGGCTGGAATCCATGAACCAGTCGACTGGACTAACGGTTACGAACTACGGGGCCGATCCGTCCGGTGCTGTGAACTCTGACGCTGCGATACAGCTAGCGCTCAACGATGCACGAGACAGGGGCGGGGCGCTAGTACAGGTCCCGCCCGGCATCTACCTCCTGGGCGCTACCCTGCGCATCTACGGGAACACTCGCCTGTCCCTGGCGCAGGGTGCCGAGTTCCGGCGCAACCACGGTGGCACCATGCTGCTGAACGGTGACGCTGGTCAGTCGTTCGGTGGGTACACCGGATACAGCAACATCACCATTGAGGGTGGGCTCTGGAACATGCGCGGCACAACGCCGGGTATGACGTCCTCGGCTATGTGCATCTCAATTGGCCACACCAGCAACGTAGTTGTGCGTGACCTAGAGATTCGCGACCTACCTGGTTACCACGGCGTCGAGTTCAACAGCACCATCCACGGGCGTGTGACTGACTGCCTGTTCCGTGGCTACATCGACCCCGGAGGCCGTGACTTTTCCGAGGCTGTCCAGATCGACCTAGCCAAGAGCTCTGCGGAGTTCGGCGGGTTCGGCCCGTACGACCACACACCCTCGGAAGACATTGCCGTAACCGGCTGCTACTTCGGCGCCTCGGGTACCGCTGGTACTACCTCCTGGCCCCGTGGTGTGGGCTCTCACGCTGCCACCATCACCAAGTACCACCGACGCATCCGGATCAGTGATAACACCTTTGAGGGCATCCTCCAGTACGCCGTGAGCGCCTACAACTGGGAGGATGTCACGGTCACCGGCAACACCTTCAACAGCTGTGGTAGTTCGGTGCGTGTGCGCTCCGTAATCCTGACCGACACCGAGGACACGAAGCTACCGGATGGCACGCAGACGAGCGCTTCGCAGGTGATGCGCAACTACACCATCACCGGTAACACCATGCGCGAGGGGACCGGGTACGACGCTGCGATCATCGTGCGTGGCGAGACCAGCGGCACGGTTCTGAACGTGTCCATCGTGGGTAACACCATCGACACCACCACTGCGGCGGAGCATGGCATTCAGCTAGTGCAGGTGTCCCGTGTCACGGTCGGTAACAACGTGATTGCGAATGTGTCGGGTAGCGGCATCAGTACCGACTCGCTGAACAACACGGTGTTGAGTGGTAACACTGTCTGGACTCCGGCGCAGCGGGGTATCACGATCATCGCGTCCGATAACTCCAGTGTCGTCGGGAACCAGGTACGCGACTCGGGTAACGAGGGCATCCTCCTTCAGACGTCGTCGTATATCCAGGTGCGCGACAACTTCGTCAAGGGTGCGAGCAAGGCATCCAACGGTGCATCCAGTGGCATTCGTCTGTCTGCCAGTCAGGACGCAATTGTCATCAGCGGGAACACTGTGCGGCCGAACAGTGCGAACACGAACAAGACGTCATACGGGCTATCCATCGACAACACGTGTACGAACATCAGCCGCTGGGGCAACGACTGTCGGCAGCTTGGCGGGACGAACGCTAACGGCTCGATCAGTGACACCGTGGCTACCACTGTGGCCACCGACCTGACCTAGCACATCCGAAAATTCGTAGGTGGGTCAGGCGGCATCACGCTGCCTGGCCCCTTCTATTGAAAGGCTCAACATGGCTCGCATGTCCGGCGCTACCTGGCGCCCGATTCCCGTCAACTTCACCAAGGGCGGTCAGGACTCCGTTCGCGGTGTGGTCATTCACATCATGGCTGGCACCCTCGCTGGTTCTGACAGTTGGTTCCGCAATCCCGCTGCGCAGGCTTCGAGCCACTTCGGTACGGGCAAGGCTGGCGCGCTGTACCAGTGGGTTGATACTGCCGACCGTGCATGGGCGCAGGCCGGTGGCAACCGCGATTGGATCTCCGTTGAGAACGAGGGTAAGGGCGGCGACTCCCTAACCAGCGAGCAGCTAGACAAGTGCGCGGCGGTCCTGGCGTGGGCTCACAAGACCTACGGCGTCCCGCTGCAGCTTGCCTCGGGCACCACCGGCAAGGGTCTCGGCTACCACGCCATGGGCGGCGCTGCGTGGGGTGGACACACCTCCTGCCCCGGAACCAAGATCGTGGCTCAGCTAGGCGAGATCCTGGCCCGTGCTAAGAAGCTTGCCGGTGTGGCTCCACCCAAGCCCTCGGCGCCCACGAAGCGCGTTGACCTGTCCAACATCGTTGCTGCGGCCAAGGCTGACCCCAAGGCAGCGCAGGGCAAGGGACTGCACGAGGCTGACACCAAGATTGTTGAGAGCGCGCTACGCGCTGAGGGTCTACTAGCTGCGGCGTACGCCTCGGATGGTGCGTTCGGCACTGTCACTGTCAAGGCATTCGCCGCATGGCAGCGCAAGCTAGGTTTCAGCGGGAGCGACGCAGACGGCATTCCCGGTAAGTCGTCCCTGACCGAACTAGGCAAGCGTCACGGGTTCACCGTCGTCGCATAACGGGGTTGGTATGTCCGAGCAAGACCCGCTAGGAGTCACCATCAGCGCGCGCGAGATCTACGACCAAATTGTTGGTCTACGGGATGACGTGCGTTCGCTGGTCCAGTCAAACGCTGAAGTGGGCAAGGTTCTCGATGACCACGAGACTCGCCTCCGCAGCGTCGAGCGCTGGAAGTACGCCGTTCCCACCGCAACTGTCGGCGCCATAGTCAGCGCCGGTATCACGATAGCTAAGGCACTAGGAGCATAAATGGCAGATCACGCCGCAGGCGCTACCGGCATCAAGGCAGCGCTAAGCGACGCAGGGACGTGGCTATGGGCGAACCGGCGAAAGGTGGCTACCGGCGTTCTCGTCGCGCTGCCCTTCGTCTCCCGCTACTTCCCGGCGTTCCCCACAGATGAGATCGTTCACGTAGTCCGTCTGTTCCTTGGCGCCTAACCTGCGTTCCACATGACAGACCCTCCCCAGAAGTACCTACCTGGGGAGGGGCCCATGTACAACATCGGGATCATCGGCAAGGCACGCAGCGGTAAGGACACAGCGGCACTCGCGCTGGTTGCTGAACACCACTACACCCGCCTTGCGTTCGCCGACCCGCTCAAAGAACTCGCGCTTGCCATAGATCCGCTGATCCCCACGGCCTACGGCATTCACGTCCGGCTCTCTCTGCTAATCCGCGACAGTGGCTGGGAGTACGCCAAGGATCACTACCCGGAAGTGCGGCGCCTGTTGCAGCGGACTGGCGGGGGAGTGCGCGAGATCGATGAGACGTTCTGGCTCACGGCCACGCGTAAGAAGCTGAACATCGCTGAGGCGTACAACATCCCGGTTGTCGTCACCGATGTCCGGTACCCCAACGAAGCCAACATGCTGCGATCCCGTGGCTTCCGCCTGATCCGCATCACTCGGCCCGGCGTAGCCGATGACCAGCACGACAGTGAGACAGCACTCGACACGTACCCCGCTGATCTCACCATCGCGAACACCGGCACCGTCGATGACCTGCGACAGGCGATCCTCCCTGCGTAACCCTGACCCCCCTGGCCTTCACGGGTCGGGGGGTTTTCTGCGTTCGGCACCTACGATTTTTCGCAAGTGGTTTGACACGCCATCAGCGATCGACATAGTGTGTCCCTCGTAAGGTCGAGACAGTGAAACTCCAGGGGAGAGCATCATGGCCGAGAACACCGAGAACGTCGAAACCGTCATCGAGCAGATCGGCGCGAACATCGAGCGGGCGGCATCCCTCGTTGAGGCCGAGAACGCCGAGGGTCTCGCGGAGCTGAGCAAGGAGACCGAGGCCCTGGTTTCCTCGCTGCCCTCCCGTGGCAAGGCGCCGCACGGCGAGACGTGGGCCAAGACCAAGCAGAACATGCGCAACGACTTCCGCGCCGCTGCTGAGGTACAGGCCAAGCCCGAGCCCAAGGGTAAGGCCGTGGCTAAGGCGGCGCCTGCCGAGCCTGCCATCGACCCCAAGGACTACAGCATCTACCAGGGCGTTACTGAGCTGATCGCCGACGGGGCCGAGCGCGTTGCCGAGGGTGTCAAGCTCCACCTGAAGACCAGCAACCTTGCCAAGGAAGCTGCCTCCATCATGCTGGACATGTGGCGGCGCATCCCCAACAAGGATGGCAACCCCGACATCATGGGTGACAGCCACGCAGCGAAGGAGGCGGCCCGTGCGCTGTACGCCAAGGCGGGGGAGGGCTTCCAGGATGACTACGACACTAAGGAGGCTCTCGACAAGCTTCAGCGCTCCGTGCAGTCTCAGCGCAGCGACGTCCGCGCCAAGTACCTGCGTGAGCTGGACGAGAACCCCGCCGAGCAGAAGCGCTACGCCAAGGCGCTGGAAGCCAAGCCCGAGGGTGTCACCGTGTCCGAGTTCATCGCTGACCTTTACGGTACGCAGTTGAAGGGCCACGGAGAGTTGGCGCGTGAGCGCTACCAGCTCAAGAAGGAACTTGGTGCTGATGCGCCCAAGGCGATCGAAGCTGACACCACGCCGGACGAGCGGGTGCAGTCGTTCGTCAAGCGCGTCCGGACCGACTTCGTCAAGGCCACGCCGGAAGACTTCGAAGCGGCGAGCGACGAGACCAAGCAGTCGGTACGGGATGATCTCATGGAACTGCGCGACGCGGTGAACGCCATGATTAAGGCCACCCTGTAGGCCGCCTGAGCCCCTCGTAGCCCCACCTGGCCCCAGTGGTCGGGTGGGGCTTTTTCATGCCCGCAGACGGCCGCTCAGCGCTTCTACACAGCGAAGTGGGCACGGCGCCTGAGCCCAACCCCCTGACCAGCCCTTATGTAGTTATGTAGTTTCAGACCTAATTTCAAGAATCACATAAGAGTCTCTAAGGGATTCTAGAAACACACTCCGTTTCTACACTCCTACACACTGCGTTCCACTGGACAGACCCTCTCTGTACCCACCTACGAGAGGGGCCCCAGTGGCTATCCGCACTATCCAGCGCAGCGGCTCGCGCTTCTACTTCAACGAGAACGCCCCGGATATCAAGTACCCCGGCGTGACGTCCGTTGTCGGCATGCTCCCCAAGCCTTTCCTTGCCTACTGGCAGGCGAAGATGGTGGCCGAACTCGCCGTTGACTCGCTGGACTTCATCGAGCAGATGGCGCAGCGAGACCGTGACGGCGCAGTCCAGTACCTGAAGGGCGCAGCGACCCGCTACACCAAGACCCGCGCGAAGGTGGGCAGCGACGCTCACGATCTGTTTGAGCGCCTGATCCGGGGTCAGCGCGTCGGCCGTGTCCACCCGGACATGGAGCCGTATCGGCGTCACTTCGAGTCGTTCCTCGCTGATGTCCAGCCTGAGCTAGTCCGTGCTGAGGATGTGGCCTGGTCCGACACCCACGAGTACGCCGGTTCGTTCGACGGCATCCTCCGTCTGAAGCTCGACGAGAACGGCAAGCCCGATGCCTCCGGCGAGAGTGCACTCGTCATGGCCGACTGGAAGACGTCCAAGGCTACCTACCCGGACGTGGCGTTGCAGATGAGCGCCTACGCACACGCTGACTTCATCGTTGACACCTACGGCAACCGTGAGGCCATGCCGGAGTTTGACGGCGCGGTGGTCCTTCACATCACGCAGGATCAGGCAGCGTTCAAGCCTGTCCGGATCGATGAGGCCGATGTGTTCGCTCAGTTCCTTCACCTGCGCCAGACGTTCGAGTGGGACCGGCGCGTGAGCAAGACCGTGTTGGGGGATCCGATCTGGTCCACCGATGGTGCGCTGATCACCGGCACACAGCGGCGCGCGTAACTGCGTTCGACTCCACAGAGCATCAACGAAGGGGGAGCGGCGGTCGAGCCTGAGCGCTCCCGCCCCTCCCCGTTCCACCTTCACAGACTGCGCGCCTGCGCCTCACAGAATCGAGCCTTCCATGGCCCTTCGCATCTTTGACACCGACCCGGACGCCAAGCCCCGCAAGCGCGAGAACAAGTCGAACTACGAGCAGCCGGTGTTCCAGTTCCGATCCGGCATGCAGGTCTTCAACAAGCAGGCACGGCGCAACGACCCGGTCTCGCTTGCCAATTGGCGTGTCCTGACCGATGATCCGTCGGTGGCGCAGGGGATCGCAGAGCTGATGGGTGGCACTCCCGAGGAGCACAACCCGACCGCAAAGCTTCACCTCCACGTCCTCACGGACAGCCCCTCGGTTGAGATCGTCATCAACGGCAGCAAGGCCATTGAGGACAAGCTCATCCAGTGGGGTGCCGGTGGCCCGGTCCACGAGTGTGACGGCGAGTTCTCGCTACTGGAGGAGAACCGAGGCGAGCCGTGTGGTTGCCCGACGCTGATGTCTGAGCGTAAGGAGCTTGCCCGTCGTCGCCCGCCGCGTGGTCCGGCCCCGTCCATCAACGTCACGTTCCGCCTCGCTGGTGTCGGCTACGACTTGGGCCCCGGAAAGCTCATCGCAACGGCCTGGTCCCTCGCTGAGGTCATCCACGAGGTCAAGGACGCGCTTGACCAGGTCGACGGCGAGGCGCTTTGCCGACTGGAGATCGAGCACGTGGAGTACGAGACCAAGTCCGGCGAGCACCGCGAGTTCAAGAAGCCTGTCATCACCGTGCTGGGCAGCTACAACGACGCCATCGGCGAGGAGCGCTAAACCATGGGTGCACTGGTCGACTGGGCGACGGTCCTGCGGGGTGAGTCTGACGAGACGATCAGGCGCCCTCTCTGGACATTCCCCGCTGAGCTACGTCCGTCTGTGCTACACGAACGCCGTAGGCGCTTCAAGATCGACGATGAACCTATAGGCGATCCCGAGTACTCTTAGCCACTTGCCCCGACCTGGTGCCCTGCGCATCGGGCCGGGGCCTTAGGTGGTAGGAGAGAGGGGCACCCAATGGCATTCATCTTCACCCCTGAACGCGACCCGAGGAGAGAGAACGTGACTGAGACCACCTACCGTGCTGGCAGCAAGGTGAAGTACCGAGGCATGACCATGCCCGCTGAGATCATCTCGGGTCCGCACAAGTCGCCCGGTGCCACCCGCTACCTCATCACCAAGGCTGATGGGAACGTGTCCCTTGTCTCCGAAAATGACCTGTCCCGCATCGTTCCCCGCCTGGACAAGGTTGCCGGAACCCTGGCCATGGTCCTGTACCGGCGCCCCTACTACTCGCTCGACGGTCACGCTCAGGTGAAGGTGGCGCAGGCCGCCGCCCGTGCACTCGCCATCGCCGATGAGACAAGGGGTGAGGTCTGATGGACAGGGCATACGAGCGTCTCTACATCGCGCTACTGGTCTTGCTCGCTGTGGCCCGCATCTTCGGTGGCGTCGAGTTCCCCGGTTGGTTCCTGGTCTCACTGGCGCTGCTCATCGCCGTTCAGTGGACCCTCATAATCTTCAGGATGGTGTCCCGTGGGTAAGCGTGGAGTTGTGACCGACTATGCAGGCGAGGAGCTTTACGCGGGGGACCTGGTCACCTACGCGGCGCGCCAGGGCAACCGGGTTCGCATGACAGACGCCGTTGTCCTAGACGTCACCACAGAGAAGGTTGCCGGGCGCCTTATCCCGATGCTGGAAGTTCAGCCCACCGGCGCTGAGTCGGGATTCACCCGCAGGCGCACGCTCACTAAGCAGCGGATTGGCGCCGAGCACGTCCGGCTAGTCACGCCGGAGTTCACCGCTCAGTAACACAGCCACATAACAGTTGGGGTCAGTGCTCATGCACTGGCCCCTTCTTTGGGTTGACCACATACGAATTTTCGGAGGTGCCGTTATGCAGGTCTGTCGACTATGCGGGCGGGGAAAGCCCGTTGATCAGTTCCTTGCTGGCAAGGCTAAGAAGCCGAGCAGCGCATGCAGTACGTGCCGACGTAAGGCGCAGGCCAAGCACGTCAAGAACTACTACCGGTCGCTACCGCCGGACAAGCGCCACACGGTCACCCATAAGCGGCGTGCCGAGTCCTACGGCGTGGAGCACGTGGAGTACAGCCGGACGGAGATCCTTCACCGCTGGAATCACAAGTGCGCCTACTGCGGAGCGCATGCCACCCACCTAGACCACGTCGAGCCACTGAGCCGGGGCGGGGGAGACGTTGAGTCCAACATCGTTCCCGCGTGTCAGACCTGCAACCTTTCGAAGGGGGCCAAGACACTGGCCGAGTGGTCAGAGACGTTCGGTGAGCCGCCGTTCTAGCTAAGTGCGTTCGACGTGACAGGGCATACAGCGAAGCCAACGGAAGGAACGCAATGCAGATCAACGACCTGTTGAGCCACTTCGCTGATGTCTCCGAGCAGCCCGACGGCGGGTTTCTCGCTGTGTGCCCCAGCCACGGTGACAGTCGCCCGAGCCTGCGTCTGTGGATCGGCGAGGATCGCAAGGTTCGCATCACGTGCCGTGCCGGTTGCAAGCCGGACGAGGTGGTGTTCAGCGCCGGTCTCGGGTGGCCGGACATGTTCGACGTAGAGGGAGATGCGCCCACCGTGGCCAGTGCCAAGCCTGAGCTTGTTGGACCCAAGCACATCGCCGCCCTGACCATGTACGCGGACGATGCCCGTGATGCCCTGGTCGACTACAGCGACGAGTGGGCGGGGCGTGCCCGTGACTATCTCGCTGACCGGTTCGGTATGAGCGTGGACACGGCGTACGAACTCGGTGTCGGTGTGGATGACACGACCGTGAATCCCATGTGGTCGGCCCTGTCTCCCGCTTACAAGCGCTACGCGCGGCTGACTGTCCCGCTCAATGACTTCAGCGGTACGCCGCGTGGTCTCCAGGGGCGTGACCTGACCGGCGACTGTCCGGGCCGGTGGGTGTCCCTCACTAACCCCGAGGGCTTCCGCTGGGCCCCGTACGGCGTCTTTCGCGGGCAGGGTGGATACGGAGTCACTCTCATCACTGAAGGGCCCGGAGATGGGCTCACAGCGGTTGCGGTGGGGTATGACGTCATCATGGTCCGGGGCGCCTCGCTGGTGGCTTCGCCGGAACTCCTGGAAGAGATCGCCAACGGCGTGCGTGGCACTCAGGTAATCGCCTGCGGTGACAACGACCCGGCGGGGCAGGCGTTCAACCGGAAGCTTGCCGAGGGACTCAAGCCGTTCGGTGTTGATGTCTACGCGCTGAGCATCCCGGACAGCGGGCGTAAGTCTGACCTCACGGACTGGCGGAAGCTTGAGCCGGTTGAGTTCGCCGCGCAACTGCACTCCGCTGTGAAGACTGCCCGGCCGGTCAAGGATGCGCACGAGGCTCGCCGCGAGGCTGTCACCGAGGAACTCAGCGAGGCAACCGGCGCCGACATCGTCTCGCGGGACCAGGGAGCCGAGGCCGGACGCATCCTCGCTTCGCTGATCGAGCGTTACGGCGATTCCGATGCGATGAACGCGCATGCCCTGGTGGCGTGGACCGACGGACGTATCAAGTTTGCCCCGGGCCTCGGGTTCTACACGTGGAACGGCCGCACCTGGGAGCGCTCTGAGGTCAAGGTCCGGCAGGAGATCCACCGCATGGGCGCCGCACTGGTCATGGCGGGCAAACTCGCCGAGTCCAAGGGCTTCACCATGACGACGCGCATTGACGCGCTGATGACTGAGCTGCGTTCGGTCCCCTCGGTGTACGTCGCTCCGCAGGACTTTGACAACCGGCCCGATCTGCTGAGCTTCCGCAACGGCACGGTGGAGTTGCGTACGGGACGCTTGCGGCCCCATGCCAAGGAAGACATGTTGACGTACTGCCTCGCGATCGAGTTTGACCCTGCGGCACGCTGCCCCCGATGGGAAGGGTTCCTCACGGAGATCTTTCCGGAGAACGCCGACCTAGTCCCGTACATGCAGCGGCTCATCGGCTACGGCATCACGGGGTACACCGACGAGCAGTGCTTTGCGGTGCTGTGGGGCAAGGGTGCGAACGGCAAATCGGTTCTGACCGACACCCTGTCAACGGTGTTCGGCACCATCACCAAGACAACGCCGTTCGCCACCTTCGAGGAGAAGCAAGGCGGGGGCATCCCCAACGACATTGCTGCGCTTCGCGGTGCTCGTTTCGTTATGGCATCCGAGGGTGAGTCCGGCCGTCCGATGTCTGAGGCAGTCCTGAAGCGGGTCACCGGTAAGGACATGGTCTCGGCCCGGTTTCTGCGGCAGGAATTCTTCGAGTTCAAACCGTCCTTTCTGCTGATGCTCGCCACCAACCACAAGCCCAAGTTCCGTGGCCAGGACGATGGTCTCTGGCGTCGAGTCAAGATGATTCCGTTCAAGCGGTTCTTTGCTCCGCACGAGCGTGATCATGACCTTGACAAGAAGCTGATTGCCGAGGCGCAGGGAATCGCAGCGTGGGCGGTCCGTGGCGCTGGTCTCTGGTTCGCCGAGGGCTTGTCCGACCCGGAGACGATCAGTAAGGCAACGACCGAGTACAAGGAAACTTCGGACACCCTCGCTGGGTTCTTCCCTGGCGTCCTGGTTGCCGAGGACGGGGCGCGGCTCGATGGCGCCGAGGCGTACAACAGTTACCGCGATTGGTGTGAGGCCGAGGGGCTCCCGTCCAAGGAGGTGTGGTCCCGCCGGGCGTTCTACAGCGCGATGGAGGAGCGGGGTATCCAGCGCGTGCGCGTGTCCAAGGGTATGGCGCTGACTGGCGTTCGACTCAACAGTGTGGCAGTGAAGACGGGTCCTGGCATCTTCGCCAACGACTAACACAACACAACGTCTCTGGGGTCACCTACGAATTTTCGTGGGTGGCCCCTTCGCGTTCCATAGGAGGTACCCCCGTGAAGATCTACCCTTACGCCATCGCCGGTGAGCCGGTACAGGTCAAGGTTCCCGAGACGTACGCCGACCTTGAAGAGTTCGCCGAATGGTTCGACCGTGCTAACGCTGCTGGTCCCATCGCGCTGGACACCGAGACAACCGGCCTTGACATCTACTCGCCCGGGTACCGCCTGCGCACGGTGCAGTTCGGTGACGCGCGTACGGCATGGGTCATCCACTGGGAGCGAGGCGGACACTTCGAGCAGTTCGCCCGCGAAGCGCTGAGGCGTGGCAAGTGCTTCCAGATCCACAACGCGCCGTTTGACTGGGCAGTGATCGACCGCCACGCAGACGTGAGCATTGAGAGTCTCGCGCCGCGCACCATCGACACCCGCCTAAAGGCTGGACTGGTCGACCCCCGTCAACCTCAGGAAGGAGGCCGGGGCACGGCACTGAAGCCGAATGCGGCGTATTACATCGACCCTGCGGCGCCGGACACTCAGGGCGACCTTACGGCCGTGTTCCGCTCGCTGAAGCTGACCAAGGCAACCGGGTGGGCAGGCATCCCGCTGGACCACCCCACCTACAACCTGTACGCCGGTCTCGATGTGCTGCTGACGTCTCGGCTCGACGTGGCCCTAGACAACGAACTGCGCTTGCTCGACGTCCGCCCTCGGTTGGTCCAGTACGAGCACGAGATCGCCCGCATCTGCGCCATCATGCAGCGCAAGGGGATGATCCTGGACGTCGACTACGCGAAGCAACTGTCATCCACACTGTCTGATGAGGCGCTCCGCTACGAGGCTCAGGCGCTCCGCTACGGGGTCGAGAACATCAACGCGTCCCGACAGGTCACCGACGCGCTACAGGCCATGGGGGAGACGCTCACGGACCTGACAGCATCGGGCGCCTTCAAGGCCGATAAGGCCGTTCTGTGTGCGCTCGCTGACCTAGACCAAAACAACTGGACGCGACTCGGCACGCGCACCCCCAACCCGCTCGCCGATGCCATCCTGCGCAGCAAGCGGGCAGGTAAGTGGAACAGCGCATACGCGCAGACGTTCTTGGATGTGGCCGACGATGAAGGGCGCATCCACTGTTTCATCAACAGCATGCAGGCGCGAACGGGACGCATGAGCATCACTCGCCCCGCGCTTCAGACTCTCCCGTCCAGTGACCAGACGATCCGTCGTGCGCTGCTCGCTGAGCCTGGTGAGGTCATGGTCTCGACCGACTTTGCGGCGGTTGAACTGCGCGTGCTCGCTGCCCTCGGTGACGTGAAGAACATGAAGCGGGCGATAGCCAACGGCGAGGATCTCCACTCGTTCACCGCGCGCATGGTGTTCGGCGAAGGTTTCACCGCGAAGCATCGCAAGATCTCCAAGGGCATCGCCTTTGGCAAGGTGTACGGAGGTGGAGCAGCGACGATCAGTCGCCAGACAGGTGCGCCCCTGGAAGACGTCCGGCGCGCGATGGCTGCATACGACCGGGTGTATCCGGAGATCAAGCGCATGTCCAACCGCATGCAGCGCGAGGCGTATGAGACTGGCATGGTCCACGTGTCCGTCACCGGTCGTCGCCTGCCGCTGGACCGGGACCGTACCTACGCCGTTGTGAACTACGGGGTGCAGAGTGCCGCGCGTGACTGCCTCGGGCAGAGCCTGATCAACATGGAGGAATCTGGGCTGCTCGACACGATGCGCCTGCCGATCCACGATGAGGTGCTCTGCTCGGTGCCGCAGGCTGAAGCGGCCGAGTACGCACGTGCCATTGAGAAGTGCATGACGTTCGACCTGTACGGCGTGCCGATCGAAGCTGAGGCCGAGATCGGTAAGCGCTCGTGGGGCTCGCTGTACGGCGCTGATGTGTAGCCGAGAGTGACTATTGGGGCCACCTTCCATGACGGAGGGTGGCCCCTCGTTCGCTGGTCGGATCTTTTTTCTGACGAACCTTCACCTTCGATAACGGCGTGAAGGCCCTTCACATCCCCTGCACAACTCGCTGATTCCAAGGGATGACCCCGGGTCTCACCTTCGAATCCCCTACAACGAACCCCGGTAGTAGGCCGTCAAACAGGTCGGGCATATGCCAGCCGCATTGACCCACCTACGAAAAATCACGTAGAACTCACCTCAGCGAATCGAGCTATCCGGCCGGAGGCTCGAAGCGCAGACCACCCGCAGTAAGGGTGTCCGTCTGCTCGTTGGTGCTGCCTCAGTGCACCCAATCCGGCCGGTCTCCCTATCTGCGTTCGACTCCACAGAGCGACACAGACCAAGGGAGACACCATGTCCGAACTCACGCTTGCCCAGATCACCTCCGCTCAGGCTTACGACCAGGACGCCGTTACCGCCGTTCTCGCTGAGATGGACAGCCGAATAGTCAGCCTCGCCGCCAAGTCTGCGGGCATCCTGGCCACCAACCCGGCCCGGTACGCCGACTACGCCGAGGAGTTCCGCCAGGACGCCATGGTTGCGCTGCTTGAGTACCTGCCTCGCTGGTCTGGTGACTCGGTGGACGCGTTCCGTGAGTACCTGTACGGCGCGATGGCTGGTGAGCTGAAGGCCAAGGTAAGCGGCGAGCGTCACTCGGGTGTGGACCGCAACGCGTTCTCCACCTTCAAGGCCATGGTTGCCGAGGCGGACGGCGATGTGTATCTCGCTGAGAAGTTGGCTCAGACGCTGCCTGAGAAGGGGAAGCGCCTCAGCGCCGACCGTGCGAACGCTGCTCGCCTCGCATGGCAGGGTCCGGTTTCCATTGACAAGACCAGCGACGATGAGGACGAGACGTCCATCCTTCACACGCTCGCTGTGACCGACGTCGAGCCTGAGGTGAACCGCCCGAAGGTGGGCCAGGGTGCCGCACTGGAAGCGCTCGCGGTCCTTCAGCGCTACTCGTCGGCGCGCTCGGTTCTCTCGGCTCTGCCTCGCACCGCTGAGGACGTGGACGCCATTGAAGACACGGTGACCATCACCCGTGACTCGGCCAAGTACGTGACTGAGGCTGTTGCCATCCTCCGTAGCTACGTGAGCACGGTGGCAGACGGTGAGCTTGCCGAGGATCTGCGGGAGGTTGCTGACGAGCGGCGCGAGGAGCGTGCGGCCCGTATCGGCATGGTTCACGCCTCGCTCGATGGCATGCGCTCCAAGGTGCAGGCCGAGGCCGTCCGCATGTCCTTCGGTATCGCTGACCGCAAGTGCTTTGGTACCGGCGACTCGGGCGACCTTGAAGGACTGGCGGAGACGCTGGAGATCAGCCCGGTGCAGGCCCGTGACGCTCGCTCCCGTGGTCTCAAGTCCTTCGCAAAGGGATTCATCAAGCTCTTCGCTACGTCCGACGAGCACGCCGCAGAGCTTGCCGTTGAGGCTGCTAAGAACCTGAGCCCGCGCGGACGCAAGTGATCTCACCCGCCTACGCCGCCCTGTACCAGTCACGCCGACGGGTCAGGGCGGCCCCCTACAAGCGTGCTGAGATCTTCGCCCGCTGGGGCAATACCTGTTGCTACTGCCCGGCATTGGCAGAGCACCTAGACCACGTGATCCCGCTGAGCAAGGGCGGAGCGGACCGGGCTCACAACCTGGTTCCCGCCTGCGCCGGATGCAACCTCACCAAGTCTGACAAGAGCCTCGCCGATTGGGCGAGCACCTTCTAGTGGAGAACGCTTTGAACATCACCCATGCCCCCGCCTTTGGTCCCACCGGCCAGACTGTCTATGAGCGCACGTACCAGCGTGTGAAGCCGAACGGCGAGCGGGAATCGTGGCTGGACACCGTGACTCGCGTGGTCGACGGAAACACGGGCCTGGTGCCTGCGGAGCGGATCGAGCCTGGCGAGCGAGACAGGCTCATTGAGCTTATGTATGACTTCAAGATCCTGCCCGCTGGTCGGCATCTCTGGGCCTCGGGTGTGCCCGGACGTCAGTATTTGTTCAACTGTCATGTCAGTGGTTGGGAGCAGTCGCTAAGCGAGCACTTTGACTTCACCTTCATGCGCCTTATGGAGGGTGGGGGAGTCGGCGCGAACTACTCGTCTCGCTTCCTGAAGCCCTTCGGTGCCCCTGTCCGGCCGCTGGAAGTACACATCGTCTGCGACCCTGCGCACCCGGACTACGAGGCCATGCTCGCCGCAGGTGTCCTGTCTGAGCACTACTCCTACGAGTGGGGCGGGGCGTTCGCTGTTGAGGACTCCCGCGAGGGTTGGGCCGCTGCAATGGTCGACCTGATCGATACCTACTACCGCGAGGCAAAGCACGCTGAGCGCGTCTATGACGTCTCCCGTGTCCGTGGTGCTGGTGCTCCGCTGCGTACGTTCGGTGGTACCGCTTCCGGCCCCCGTCCGTTCGCTCGGATGATGCTGGACATTGCAGGCGTGATGAACGGTGCCGTAGGCGCTGAGCACGTCTCGCCCCTGGGTGCCATGGAGATGGATCACGCCATTGCTGAGTGTGTGGTCTCGGGCGGCAACCGGCGCTCTGCCCGCATGGCAATGGTCGAGTGGGACGACCCGTCTATTTTCGAGTTCATCAACTGCAAGGCCGATTCGGCGAAGCATTGGACTACCAATATCAGCGTGGTGATCAACGACGCGTTCATTACCGCGCTAGGCGCCAAGGATCCTCACGCTGTGGCAGTGCATCGCGCAGCGACCGAGGGCATGCTCAACAACGGTGAGCCTGGTTACTGGAACAAGGATCTCTCGAACGTCGGCGAGCCCAACGAGGTCATTGCCACTAACCCCTGTGGCGAGATCGCGCTCGAAGCGTGGGAGAACTGCAACCTAGGACATGTCAACCTTGACGCGTTCGCTCCTACGGCCAAGGGTAAGCGCGCTGATTATGCGGGCATCTACGAGGCACACCGCCTTATGGCTCGCTTCCTGATCCGTGCCACCTACGGCGATGTGAACGACCCCAAGCAGGCAGCGAAGCTTGCCCGTAACCGCCGCATCGGTGTTGGGCACTTCGGTGTGCAGGGATTCTTGGCGAAGCAAGGCGTTCGTTACAGCAGCGCGCCGGACAACTACAAGTTCCTGCGGCAGCTCAACACCATGCGCTCGGTCGTTGATGCTGCCGCTGCTGACTATGCCCATGAACTCCGCATCCCGGTCCCCGTCAAGACGACCACGGTTGCCCCCACCGGCACCATCGCCAAGATGCCCGGAGCCACCGAGGGAATCCACCCCATCTACGCCCGGCACTTCATCCGGCGCGTTCGCTTCAGCGTGGTCGACGAGCGGCAGGCGGCGACGGTCGAGCAGTACCGGGCCGAGGGGCACACCGTGGAGCAGGATGTGTACGACGCTTCCGGCAACACCGTGGTGGTTGAGTTCCCCACCAAGGAGAAGCTAGTCCAGGAGGTTGAGGCGCTCGGGTACTCCGCTGGTCTGGTCGAGTCTGCCGATGAGATCAGCTTTGCGGACATGCTCGCGTTCCAGGAGATGTACCAGTCTCACTACGCCAACAACGCCGTGAGCTTCACGGTCAACATTGCCCCTGGGTCCATCTCGCTGGAAGACGCCATGGAGACCCTGCGTAGCTTCCTGCCGACCCTGAAGGGCACCACCGTGTTCCCTGACCTCACGCGCCCGCAGAGCCCCTACGAGCGGATGACTGAGGCGGCCTATGAGGAGTCGGCGCAGCGCAGCGTGGATGCCTCTTACGACGAAGCCTGCGCGTCCGGCGCCTGCCCCGTGAAGTAACTGCGTTCGACGTGACAGGGCTTGAGTACACCAACGACGAACGGAGCACACAGTGACTTACAACCTGCGCAACGGCTTCAAGGTCACCACTCGCAAGGTTGCAGACGGTACGGAGTTCGAGACGCTCAACCCCCAGGGGGAGACGATCAGCACCGTAACGCTCGGATACCTGTCCGCCCGTGATCTGGTGCTCGACCTGCGCCGCAAGGCTGCTTAGCCATGGCCCAGATTGACGCCACCATTGAGGATTACTCGGCAACCGAGTTGCTCGCCGATCGGGTGGAGGCTTACCGCCTGGCCGTTCGGCTGCTCCGTGAGGCTGGCTACGACGCCGACTCGGCAAGTCCGGACGATGCGTTGATGCTGACGCAGTTCCTGTGTAACGACATCTACTAGACCAGTGGGGCACCTGCGAAAATTCGTAGGTGCCCCTTGGTCATCCCAACCACGGAGAGAGGGGCTCACGCCCGATGAAGGTTGAGATCCTGGCACACACCACGATGCGTGAAGACGTGATGCGCGAGGCTTACGCGTATGACGCGTTCAACGGAGACGACGATGTGCGCTACAGCGATGCACTCGGCGAAGCAGCGGGCCGCCTCTGCTACAAGTCGTTCCGGCGCCCCAACCCGGCCACTGCGTCCAACGATGGCTACATGCTCAACATCCTGCGCCAGGGCCACTACAGCGTGTTGGAGCACGCAAGTGCCACGTTCCTGGTACGCGATGTCTCGCGCGCCCTACTCGCTGAGCTGTCCCGTCATCGGCACCTGTCGTTCAGCGTGGTCTCACAGCGATACGTGAACTACGCCGGAACGGCTCCTGTCATCCCGCCTGCGGCCGAGGGGACACCCGCTGAGACTGCCATTGCCAACGCTTATACCTACGCACTGAACCGCTATGAGTGGCTCGTAGAAGACCTGACCGCCCGTGGGCTCAAGCGCAAGCAGGCACGTGAGGCAGCGCGAGCGGTTCTGCCCAATGCGGCACCCGTCGACATGGTGGTTACCGGCAACCTGCGGGCATGGCGGGACGTCCTCGGCAAGCGTTGGCACGAGGCTGCTGACGCTGAGATCCAGGAGTTCGCCGGTCTCGTGCTCGGTCACCTTCGCTCCATCGCCCCTAACAGCTTCCAGGATGTTCCGGAGACCCCCTATGCGTACTGACCGTCTGACCCTGGTACTGATCGGCGCATCCTGGTGTGCCCCGTGCAAGCGAACTGCCCCTATTGCGGAGCGAGTTGCAGCGCAAACCGGCGTGGCCTACGAGTACGTGGACGTAGAGACGTACGACAGTCGCGCCAACGGGGTGACTGCCGTCCCGACCCTGCGGCTGTACGACGCGTCTGACACGGTAATTGAGGAGCACATCGGCGCCGCTACCGCTGATCAAATCAGGCTGCTCGTCTCGTGAGCCGCCCGGATTGGGACACGTACTTTCTCGCCGGTGCCGAATGGGTTGCCACTCGGGCCGACTGCACCCGTAGCGCTGTGGGTGCCATCCTGGTCAACGCTTCGCATGAGGTTCGGGGGACTGGCTATAACGGTCCCCCGGCCGGGGTGCCCGGTTGCCTCTCCGAAGGAGCTTGCCCCCGTGGGCAGTTGACCTACGAGCAGTGCGCAGCGAACACCGACTACAGCAACTGCACGGCCGACCACGCCGAGCGAAACGCCATCCGACACACGCGGCCCGAGGAGCGTCTAGGGGCGACCCTGTACACCACCCGAGCCCCTTGCCCGGCGTGCTGGACCCTGATCCGTGCGAGCGGGATTGCCCGGGTCGTCTGCCCTACTGCCCGCTGGAAGCTTGCTTTTTCGTAGGTGACCCCTTACGGTCTGGGGCATGGACAACACGACGCACCTGTACGACGCACTCGCCGCCATCCTGAACGCGCTTGAGTCGGCAGGCGAACAGCCGATACCGATTACCTGCCGTGGACATAGCTCGATCGCTGGTACGGATGGCCGAGTTGAAGCGGACAAGGTCACCGGCCGATGGATCGCACAGACGAACTGAGAGGGAGACATCATGAGCCTGCGACACGTTGAGAACATCGCCCGCCTTACCGCCTCGCGCCTGGTCCCTGGTCCCCGCTGCGTGGCCGTAGAGATCGAGTACACAACAGCGGGCGGGGTGGACAAGGTGCTGAAGTTCTCGCACTCCGAGGCCGAGCAGATTCGTTCGCTGATCGGTGAGCAGCTGGACACGATGCCCGCCGGGCCCCGCAAGGCGTCGTTCTTCGCCTCACTGAAGCGCAAGCGCTGACCCCTAAATGTCCAAGTTTGGCCCCTGGTCCTGCGGGACTGGGGGCCTTTCTGCATACGAATTTTCGTAGGTGCCTTGCGCGCGGGTCGCGGATGCGCATAGAGTTCCACTCGTAAGCACAACAGCGAGCAGGGGAGCGGACATGAACATCACGGTGCGAATCGCAGGCGGACGCTACTACGGCCAGGTGCGCGACGGTAAGCGCCTGATGTTCCACACCCCGGGCTACCTGACCGAGGCTATGGCCCTGGCCGACGCGAAGTGCTGGACCGCCTTCAACGACAAGGGAGAGACCGTGGAAGACATCGTCAAGGACACGCAGACGTTCCAGACCCGCAGCGGGTACGACGGAAGCCTTAAGATCGTCGGCCCGGACCGGATGCGCGCCACCATCGCGAACGCCGAGCAGCACAAGGTGTCAGTCAGCGTGATGACCAACGATCGGGGCCGGAAGTACATCAACATCCACAACGGCGGATCGTCCTACGGCCGGTACTTCTACATGAGCTAGGCAGTCGGGGCCCCTGGGAGACCGGGGGCCCTTTTTCGTAGGTGGGTTGTGCCTGCGGCGCGGAGCGGCTAGTGTTCCTCTTGTCAGCGCAGCAGCCCCGAAAGGACCAAGACCATGGCCGGTAAGCGCCCCCAGAACAGCGGTAACCGCTCGTCCCTCCGCCTCGGCCCGGTCGTGAGCCGTCGACTCAAGGCAGCTGGGTTCAACATCAGCCCCGCCGCCCGCCGCTACCAGGCGCAGGGAATCTTCGTACGGGCCGCTGAGCGCCGGATTAGCGTCACGGTGGACACGGGGGCCAACGCAGCCACGGTAGCCGCTGAGATCGCCGCTGAGGTGACCTCCTGGGGCTTCCCCGCTGAGGTTGCTTCGCAGACGCACGAGGGCGAGTCCTGGTCCACGGTGAGATTCACCTACAGCGCATGACGGTAGGGCCCCTGGGGGGAAACCCTGGGGGCTCTTTTTTCGTAGGTGGTTGCGCAGGAGGCTCGCCCGTGTGTAGAGTTCTACTCGTAAGGACACAGCGAGCCAGGGAGACACCAAATGTCGTTCACCATCAAGTACAACCGGACCACGAACCACATCGCGGGCATGGAGGTTCGTACCACGGGTGGGGGCAACGAGGTGGACGGCGCGATCACGTACTACGCTCAGAGCACCTGCGGCTCACTGACCCGGTCCCGCCTGGCTACCGGAGCGTCCTTCGAGACCCTGGCCGAGGCTGTAGCGGCTGCTCGCATCACCGGTGGACGGAAGCTGTGCAAGACCTGCGCAAAGGCCGCAGACGCCGCCTGAGCCGTTCGGCCCCTGGGGGAGACCCTGGGGGCCATTCCGCTGTAGGACCAAAGATAGGTGTAACGCCCACACACGTCACGGTCAGCGATGAGACCCGGGTCACGTACGATTTTTCGTAGGTGGTTGCGCGGGCGCTTCGCCATGTGTAGAGTTCTACTCGTAAGCACGACAACGACGCAGGGGAGAACGAAATGAACGCCACCACCGCCCGAGTCACGGTCAAGACGCAGGGTGCCGGGGGATGGGCCCTGGTCCGCGAGTTCGACGCGACGGGCGCTGAGATCCGCTCCTGCAAGGTCCGCAGCAACGAGGACATGCTCCTCACCGCGAACGCCAAGACCGGGCGCCGCTGGAGCTGGGGCGCGATGGGTACCGGCTACTGGGCCGGGATGTAAGCACTGAAGAGAAGCCCCCTGGGAAACCGGGGGGCTTCTTTGTGCCTCGGGAAAGATGCATGGGCGTTACACCTATCTTTGGTCCCGAGCCGGCCGAATCCTATGCGTGGGCACTACATCTATCTGCCTCTGAGGCAAAGTGCTTGTTTTTCTTCACGGGATGGTCACAAATGGACCCTGAGCCTCCACACAGCGCGTTGTTGAGATCTCAAGCACTATTCTTACCTACCTAGCCGCAATGTCCCGTTGGGGGGGTTTTCGATCATGGTCTGCATCTCGTCGGCGCCTACCGTTGATTTGTTCCTGCACATCCCGGTGCCGATGGAGAGAGGTGGATGGACGTGGGGAGAACATCCCCGGTTCCCTGGCGCTCTCGCCGCTGAGTACGCCTACAGCGGGAAGGAAGGGTGCGACCTGGTACGCACCTACTCCGTGACGATCGCGCGTCTCCTGCGTCCCGCTGAGGCTGACCGGTTCTCTGTGTACGCCCGGGGGAGAGTCACAGGGATGATCACAGCGCGAGACGAGTGGGTGTGGTCACCAGGCCGCCACGCTTACCGGCCGACCAGCGATCGACCCTGGGACACATCGCAGGCCGCCATTCGCCGATACTTCGAGCTGACCGGCGTCCTGATCACCCGTCAGAAGTTCCGCGCGCGCATAGGTGGTGGCCCCGTGAGCCTGCCTCGGCTAGCCGACGTCATCCCGCTGATTCGTCCGCTGCTCGCCGCCTAAGCTTCGCCCCATGGAGATTGCATGGGTGATTGCGGGCAAGGGTGCAGGGTCGGCCGTGGTGGACAGCGAGGAAGACGCCGTGCAGGCGCTCACAGGGGCGTTGTGGGCCGCCTTTGAGCCCCAGGGTCAGGACGTGCTAGCGCAGGTGCTCACGAACGTCTGGGGGCCGCTGAGGCATCGTCTAGTGACCGAGGGAATCAAGGCAGTTGGCGAGGGTTCTTCATGGTCTGGTCACAGCGATGGACTGCTCGTTACGCTGCTCCCATGACAGGAATCACGCAGCGATACGTAGTGACGACCACGCCGGATCAGCGCATGTGGGGGATTCTCGACCGCCACCTGTACGGCTACTGCACCCTGCCGGACGGAGAGGGCAACCTCCTGCCACTGGAGTGGAAGATTCGCGAAGGGGCCGAGGCATGGCTGTACAAGTGCCGGGTTGCATGGGGGAAAGACCTGGTCCCCGCGCCGGAAGGCTGGCGGGCACTGCGGCCGGAGCCATCCCCGTTTGATGCGGCGTACTACAACCGCTGAGAGTCCATGTCCTCAAGGGTGGTTGCATTCGGGCGAATGCGGGTAGCCTTGAGTACATGAGCCAAATTGAGCACCCCGGCGTGGCCGTACATGCCTACTACCGCCTGAGCCGCGAGAACGATGGATCGTCCAGTATCGAGACTCAGCGACAGGCCGTCATCCGCTGGTGCATCGGGAACGGGTACGACCCTGCACTCATCGTCGAGCACACCGACACGAACGTAAGCGGCGCCAAGCCCCTGGAACAGCGCAAGGCAATGTCAGCGCTCATGCGCAGTGAGCCGACCATCGTCGTTGCCTGGAAGCAGGACAGGTACGCACGCAGCGTCTCCGAGTTCCTCCGGCTAGTCGCATGGGCCGAGGCACACGGGGTCTTGCTCGCCACCACGGACGGGCAACTGAACACCGGCACGTCCCATGGGCGCATGGTCGCCACGATCCTTGCCACCCTCGCAGCGTGGGAACGAGAAATGATCGTTGCCCGCATCACCGAGGGACACGCCACCCGCCGGGCCCAGGGTCGTTGGTCCAGCGGCCGAGCCCCCTTCGGCTACCAGATCGAGCGCAGGGACGGCGCCGCATACCTCACACAGGATCCTGAGCAAGCGCAGCGGGTACGTGACGCTGTCGCTGTCCTGGTGGCCCCCGGTGGGAACGCCACAGTGGCCTCAACGGCGCGCCTGGTGGGCCTCTCTGAGCCTCGTTGGCGCAAGCTGCTGAAATCCCCCATGCTCCGGGGTCAGCGCGACCACAACGGCAAGCTAGTGCTTGGTGCGGACGGAATCACGCCCATACAGTTCGCCGACCCCATCATCAATGCCGCTGAGCACAGGGCAGTGCGCGACCGCATGAAGGCACTAGCCACGGGTCAGGACCGAGCCCCACGGCATGCGGCGAACCTCTGCGCTGGTATGGCCTGGTGCTACAAGTGCTCAGGGCCGCTCAATGGAGGGGGTAGCGGCGCAGGTGTGCGCCTGTACAAGTGCAAGGCGGGTCACGTGACCATCTATGCCGAGACACTCGATCAGCGGGTGACGGAAGCCTTCCTGCGTCGCTGGGGTGGCTTCGCTGAGTACGTGGTCCGGCTCGAAGGTGGCAACGACCTATCAGCGGAGATGATTGAAGCCCAGGAGCAAGCCGCGCGCATCGCCGCTGGTTTTGCTACCGCCGGGCCTCTCATGATCTCCACGCTGCACGAAAAAGCGGCCGAGCTGGAAGCCGCATACGCCGCTCTGAAGGCCGCACACGATCCGGACGTCCGAGAGGTGCTAGAGCCCACTGGGAGGACGCTGGGGGACGCCTGGCAGGATCCTGCGGCACGTTCCCGCTTGCTCAACGA